CCCGCCGGTGCTGCACCCGTCAGATCGAAAACATCGAAGCCGAAATCACTCATTGCTGTTCTACTTTGAGGGGGACGATCGCCCACCGGTCAGACATGAACGAATTGGTCGCATTGCGTTCCTTGCCCAGGTAGGTAATTTCGAAGGCCATACCCGGACGGATCGTTTTCTGAAAATTCTCGAACACGGCCGTCAGTCGACGGCTCGCCTGCCGGACGACGCGCTTGCGGCCATCGACCGGTTCCACGAAATAGGCGACCAACAGATCGATATCCTGTCCGCTCTGCTCGTCGATCGATTTCTCGCAACGGAGCTCCATGAAAAACATCCGGCGTTTCTCGCCTTTCTCTTTGGGCGACCAATACTCCGAACTGATCTCCAAAGGAGCCGGTTGGGCTTTACTCAGATCGGGCATCTGCCCTTCGAACGCATCCGCATTCGGAATCAACGCCGTGGCGTTGCTGGTTACTTTTGCTTCTTCCATAATTGAATATGTATTAGTTGAGTTGCTTTTCAAGGATTATTGCATAGTCCGGATATTCTCGGCCATATTGGTCATATACCACGCGAACGCATACCCTGTCGCCCGTGTATTCGGCGTAGCGCTCCACACTACCGTCGTCATGGCTGCCGCCGATACTCGATTCGTATTCCGCGTAGAAATCGACCGAAGCCGTCAGACCTCTATATTCAACCTCGCAGGTTCCGGATTCCAGCCCGAGATCATGGGTGATCGCTTCGTTAATCTGTCTGGCGAACTCTTGCAGTTCGGAAGGAACGAGATGTATTTTCGGTTCCTCGATACCGCAGACCACCACAATCGGCTCGTCTTTCGACTTCGTGTGCAGGTCATACCCGTAACGGGCCGGTACACTCAAACTCGGATAAACCGCGTATTCTTCTTTTGGCGTTTTCATAGGAAAAACAGGATTTTGCGGACGAGCCGCTTCATCGTATTGCGCAGAATCGCACGACGGAACATTCCGCGATCCTTGTCATTCTGCCACTGCACCTCTTCGGGCGTTAACTCATACACGCGATACTCGTCGCCTTGTATGACATCGCGATAGATCATTTTCATAGCCAGCGGCGAATAGGTTTGGTCACTGTGTCACAATATCGCTGCTCATAGTCTTTGAGCCGATTCCTCAAGAACGAATGATATAACTTTCGATCGGCACCCTTCTTCCGCATTACTTGGACGGTATTGGCTACATGGTCGAAATAGATGTAGGCCCTGCCTAGCTGTCTTGATAAACTCTGCATAATGACATTCTTTAAAATCCGTTGTGGTGTAGGCAGGATTCGAACCTGCACGGCTGCTTTCCGAGGAGCGTCATCCGCAACTTGCGTTGCCCGACCACTATCAGCCCATCTTTTTGTGTGCGTCTACCATTCCGCCACTACACCTTTTGCCGGTCTTTCCCGGCCGTCATCCTGCTGCGAGCCTCACGGCGGACTGCAAGGAATACAATAATAAATATGAAAAGATACAGCACATTAAAGGCGCGCAAACCTTTGCCAAGCCCCGAAGCCGCAAAACACCCTTCTCTCAAAAACTCTAATCATGAACACCTCCGGCTTCGGGGCGCTCTCATTTCAATCCTGCCCCGTCGATCTTCTCGGCTTTCAGGAGCGCTTCGACTTCGAGCCGGCTGAACAGTATCGCAGAGTTTTTAGCCGCTCCGGCCTTTATTCCCTGGATATTCTTCCGCTTGATATGATAGTCGAGCCAGTCGTTGGGATAGCTCTCGTACAATTTCCGACGTGTCATCATGTCCGACTTCGGAGCATTACGACGGCACACGGCCAAAGCCACGAGATCGGCCGATTCGATCAGCGCATTCTGTATATCTCGGATGTTCATCATTCACAAAATTTTGCATTATGACAAAGATTCAAATTCGCGTCAGAATACGCATTCGCGCAACTGTAAGAACTTCGGTTCGAACGGTATACCGATAGCTTCTGACCGTGATATGGCGGGCAATTTCCGCCCTCTCTAAATTTCTCCTGTCATCCGTTGTTATTCACGCACCCACCTGATTTTGGTGTTCTCGAATCCCCCGCGTTCACGAGCCATCCGGCGGATGCGATCCGGCTGTTCACCATAGGTAGGATATGTGAGATTCAATGCGTTATTCACAGTGTCAACCGTACACCCCAGCTCTGCGGCGATCTCCTTCTTTATCGCTGGCGCAACATCGATGAATCGGATCTTCTTTTTGGTCAGTTTGTTTGTAACCTCTTGATTCTTCATTATATTTGCATCTAATATTATTCGTTCGGTTATCGAAACGGTTACCGTTCTATAAACTTGGCAATGCAAATATATAAAAAATTCTATTAATAAAAAATATATTTTGATAGAATTTTTTTTTATACAGTATAATATGTGTATAAATGGAAGAGAAGGATATAACTCTTGCGGATATGATTCTAGCCAGTTTAATGTCAGAAAGCGAACACATTATGCTCTATGTCATACACGAGAAAGCGACAGACGAAGCCCAAGCCCAACGTGTAATATTGTCTCTCTGTTCTTATGGTGCGGCACATGAGACCGACATACACTTAGAAAAGACTGACAAAACAGCCAACCTTATAGCACTTGGAGGAGCGCGGTATATCTACGAACAAGAGCGCCTTAAAGAAAGATATAACAAATTATCAATGTTAGACATAGAATTGTCGATACAAGAAAAGAGACGAAATAAATGGTTGTCTATTAGCGCAATATTAATCTCTTTTGTTGCACTTGTTATTTCTATTGTGAGTCTTTTCGTATCGTGATAAAAAGTCATCTACATTGGAAAACCAATCTATATATACCGCATAGCATGAGCATGCGAAAGCAATTAATGACAATATAACGCAGAGGACTTTCATAGTATTGCAAATATATAATAGAAAATTCGATCAAATATGTTGACGGGACAAAATAAAATCAATTTAATATTAGATCACGTAGGCATTAAAGCCCCTACGTTTTATAACCGCGCGAAGGAAGAGTTCAACGATGAAGAACTCGGACAAATGAATATTCAGGGCAACCCTTTCAGAAACTTGCGCCTCGAAACACCCGCGCCGACGGCCAAACGAGCCATCTCCGCGGAGTCGATACAGCAGATAATCGACTTGCCGTCACTCGCCAACGAACGCGCTCGGATGGCGCGGGATTGCTTCCTCCTGTCGTTCGCACTGATGGGGATGAACAGCGCCGATCTGCTGACCTGCCCGCCGGCCAGGAAGGACGAAATCGTGTATTTCCGGCAAAAAACCGCATCCCGCCGCACGGACCGTGCAGAAATGCACGTTCGGATAGAGCCGTGCGTCAGCCCTTTGATCGCTCGCTATTCGGATAAGACGGGGAAACGGCTGCTTCACTTCTACCTCCGCTACAAAGATCGCGTGTCATTCAACAAAGCGATCAACAAAGGCCTGAAAGATGTCGGCGAGGCGATAGGCGTCGATGGCCTGACGTTCTACGCTGCGCGGCACTCCTGGGCAACCATAGCGCGGACTCCCCGAGAGGAGGGCGGAGCCGGACTGGACAAATACGTGATTCATGAAGCGTTGAATCACGTTGACACATCCATGAAAGTCACCGATATTTACCTCGTGAAAAACTGGCGTGTCATATTCGACGCCAACAAAGCCGTAATGAATCTTTTCGATTGGAGCGGAATCGGGAAATAATTCCGGCAACGAGTTATCGGAACACGGCCCATCCTATTTTCGTGCCGACATATTGTTTTTCCCGGATCGGATCATACCCTACTATGACCTCACCGCTCCATCGGCCTCTCGTATAGCGTCCGTAGATGCCCGCCCACTGGTTGTATGGATCGATTCCGAGGGCGAGCCCCATTTCCCAGCGCGGCGGCCGCACCTCAGTATGCAGTTTTGTAACCGTAATCTCACGGAAAACCGGCTTTACTACGGCCGAAGCCCGCAACAGCCGGTTTTCTCCTACGGTCGCATCAACAAGGAATGTTCCGGTCGAATCGGCGGAGAAATCCAGCCGGTAATCCCGTTCGAGCAGATAGTCGGCGATGATTGCGGCTGTATCTACACTCATGTATTTCCACACCGTATCGGCCGGTTCGCGCACCGCGACCGGATAAGATTCCCGAATGGTGTCGTACACGGGAACCGGCCACGGCACCCATCGGGTAACGGTGCTGTCGCGCATTTCGACGGAAGCCGCCCCGCGGCGGTAGCCCCAGCCGAAAAACAGTGAACCGACGATGAGCACGGCCAACAAGTATGCGAGCAGTCGTCTCACAGATGCAACACCTGCCTTCGGTTCTTCCCGTCGGCACGGTATGAAATATGGATCCAGCGGCCCCGATTCTCGTCGATGAGCTGGTCGAAGGGGATCGCGCTGGCTGCGATGCGTTCGAACAGCCGCAGATTATCCGCGACGCTGCCGGTGGTGATGTCGGCCGCTTCGCCCTTCATGTGCTGGCTTGCCGCAGCTCCGCCGACGGCTGCGTTGAGCGCCGGCGATCGGTAGCCGCTGTTCACGCCGATCGGCTTGCCCCAAAGTTCGCGCACGGGATCGAGGCATTCGTCCATCAGCGCATTGAGCCGGCGAATGACGTCGTGCGACGGCGCGTTGTCGATGCTGCGCGCTGCGGCCGTATCGGAACGCACCAATTCGGAAAGGGTGAAATACGTTGCCATACCTATCCTTTCATTCGGTCATACCACATCTTTGCCCGCCAGCCTGCGGCGGCTCCTGCGGCCGCCCCGAATCCTGCGCAGAGCGTCGCCGTAGTGCGGATGCCGCTCGGCAGGAGGTTGAACAGAACGACCAGCGCAATGACGGCGGCCGACACGCAGAGCGCGATTTCGACTTGCTTTTTCATGGCTTTTACAGTATTAAGGTTGAAGCGATTTATACGTTATCGATACTCGGGCAGCAGGTATTGGATGTTCATGGCCGCCGTGTGCATGATCTCCCGCGCATTCTCCTCCGGTACGGACAGCGGGCGGGTGAACTCGCAGAAGATGCTGCCTATCCAGTCGTGGCGGTTGTCGTTGAGCCGTTTGATGATGGCCGCCCGACATCCGTAACTCGAAAGGATGGACTTCGCATATTTGTCGTTCACCTGCTCGTCGATGTCCGTGATGTAGAGGAAGAGGTTCTTCACCAGATCGCTGCTGAACTTCGGCACCTCCGAAATCGGAAGGCCCTGTATGTGCGGTTTCATCGGTTCCACCCCTTTGCGCTTGACCTCGTAATAGACGGACAGCAGACTCTCGTTGCCGAGCGGATGCGGCTGTACGATATAGACCCGATCGGCATCCAGCTCGTGCAGGACGCTCCACAACTCACCGTACACGATAGACGAATTGTCGGCCCGACGGATGCTTTTCGTCTCTTCGTCCTTTTTGAACTTCTCGATTTTCAGGTCGGTCAGCTTGTTTTTGCTGTACTGGTTATAGGCGAACCACGCAGCGATAATAGTCCCGAGGGCACTGATGATTGCGGGGAGATATTCCATAGCGATTTCAAAGGTTAGGCGTCGTGTACATGCAGTGATTCCACCTCTTCGCGCTGCGCCACCCGCTCGGCTTCGAGCTCGGCGAGGGTCATCTCGTAGCGGTTGTACTCCTCTTCTATCTGCCGGCGTTCGTCATCTGTCAGCGACAGAATTTCCGAATCGGGCGGAAACAGAATGCCGGAATCTGTGTAGCTCCATTTTTCCAATCCCCGTTCATCGGTAATCTTTTCCCCGTATAGGTTGCACAGGACGCTGCCGTCCTCCACGATTTGCATCGCTTCCGCCTCGCTATAAGGCGGGAAATCGATCTTCTTTCTCATACCCCTAAATATTTACATATTACTCTTACTCGCATACCTCCGGACGTCGTATTTCCTGTCGCCATAACTTTAAGATATTGGACAGTAGGGTCTATCGTAATACCGTTCCCACTATATACGGATTTGCTACCGGCGGAGACTGAATATACGGCTCGTGCGTTATTGATCGTCGCGCCGTATATGAACGTCCGTTCATCCGTCCAGTTTTGCACGATGACATTTGTCAATGCAGACGCATTGTAATTATAAACGGCCACGGCCATAGCCACATATCCTCTCGGTGCGCCGATCCGTTTATTGGCTGTTCCTTCGGCAATATCGGTAAAGAATATACCGCTGTCTATGACTATTTCGCCTTGATTCGGGACACTTTGATACGACAGTTCTGCCGTGCCGCCCGTTGCGGTCGGAACATACGGCAGATCGAGGCCCGCGCCCGACGTGTCGCGCCACTTGTCTGCCAACAAACCGGCAGCGATGTATTCGGCGACAAGTCCGGTGCGCATCTCACCCGACAGAGGCAGCATATACCGTTCGGGCTCGCCGCCGTTCCATAGATCGACGACCTCCGAGGCCGTAAGGGCGTAATTGAAGATGCGATGAAAACGGACAATTCCTTTGAAAATGTAAGCCGAGGTAAGCCGGCCGACGATATACACATTCGCATTTTGATAATTGGGAAAAACAGATGTCTGATTTGTCAGGACTCCATTTACATATACTTTCCCCGTTGTATTCGCAACATCCACCGAAAGTAGCACATGGTATGATGTTTCAGGAGACACCCGACCCGCATTCATTAACTGTGACCCTATGTACGCATACATCGATCCATTAGAGACGAACAGTTGAACGTTGCTTTGGCTGCCTCTTGCAGTCGTAAATAGCCTTTGATCCGTAGTTACGTCATCTCCTGTCGTGAAACACATTTCATGTGTCCGATCCCCTTCGAACAACAATGCCGGAGCGTCTGACGAAAAATATCCATCCGAGGTATTTACGCCCGTCTGACGCCCTTCGAGAGGTGCTATCTGCGACGATTTGATATATCCCGTCGCGGAGTCGAGGTCGGCTTTGCCGGCGAGTGCAACGGGAATATCCGATACGGACACAGAGGTACGCGTCGCTGAAAAGGTGCCTCCTGACTCTGTAATGGTCAATGCAATGTATTTCCCCGAAGATATATATTCGATTTCGAGTGTTATTTTCAGTGGTAGACCAACACTCCTATTTACATCTACTATCACAGGAATAGATGCACTCCTGTTCGCCGCAGCGGGATCGGTCGACACAACGACGATACAGTTTCGCCTGAGCAACTTCGAGCATAACTTGCTGAATGCGTCTACACCCCCGACGGCCGCACTGATCTCTTCGCTCGTACTGTCGCTATCGATGCCGAGATAACCGGAGGGAAGGGCCGTGTTGTTGAGCAGATTGGCCCACTCCATCGATGATGCCGTATACGGCAGTCTCGATAAGGTAAATGTTTCCGATGTCAACGTAAGACTGGACGGGAGCACGTATGTCTGCGATGCATAATATCCGATGACGGCCTTCGTATCGGCATGCACTCCATATCCTGACGGTACGAGGTATTGTCCTCCGTTATCGGGAATCCTGACAACAGGTACCGTGTGAATCGGATCCGCAACGATCCGATCGTATGCTGCCGCGATTTCAGAGGCAGACATATCGGGCAGATGGCTGTCGTCTATGGGGCCGGCTTTGGTCAACAACACCACAGGGGTTGTGTTCCCCAGAAACTCGGTGATCTGGTCGAGCGTGGCGAAGGTGGATGTGCTATCCCCGTCCTGAATCTCCAACGCAACCGCACCGTTCAGGGTCTGAGCTTGCTGTAAGTCTTTGATCTTATAATTTGCCATAGTGTCATTCGGTTTTGGGTAGATCGCCCAGACGCAGGAAATCGTGTACGTTGGACGGATGTTGTCTGAGATGATGCCGAGCCGCTGCGGCCGTCAGATTCAGGTGTGTGTAGAGTTTTCCGCGATAGCGGATCACGATGCCGGATTTGAGCATGTAACCGCCGTTTGCGCCTTTCTGCTCCTTCCGCAAATAGGAGGCGATCATCGCGGCCGCATCACGGAACCGGTTGGGACACCGGCCGCTGAAATCGGAAAGCATCGGACGCCCGAACACTTCCCGATAATCCGATTCGATCCGCTTCTTCTCTTCCATGCACAGAGAGATGCCCGATGCGCACCTCTCCATGTACCAGTCCAACGGTTGCATACCCCCTACTCGGCCGGAGTACACAATGCTTCCAGCGCGGCGCGAGAAGCGTCGATACCGCCGGCGTCGAAGAAGATCTGCGGCGTCGGTGCGTTCTGCTCGATCAGGTCGCCGCCCCAACCTCCGTTGTAGCCGTCGCCGTACTTGTCGAGCGTCGCGTTCTGCATCGATGCGCCCTGTTCGTAGCCGATCACACAGAACGCCTGGCTGCCGTCCGCACCCTTCGCCTTGTTCTCGTAGACAGCGACCCAGTCCTCGTTCTTGAACGCCTCAATGTTCTGCGAGTTCGCGGGGCTGTCGGCCAGCATACGCAGCGGCAGCGTCTTGTTGATGGCGATGCCGATTTCGGCGTTCTGATCCTCGTAGATCAGCCCGTTGTAGGGCGTTTTGGAGGGAATCGAGAACCGATAGGCCCTCTTGCCGGATTTGAGTGCGATCTTGGTGATCTTCGGTTTGGTGTATTTCGTCGCCGATTCGTCCAGATCGGACTTCTTGATAAGATAGGCAATCTTCTCGACGCCCACCCCATAGACCGTGTTGCAATCTTGCAGGATATCGCCTGCCAGATCATTGATACATTCTGCCATTGTTTTTTTTAATTTATTATAAAAGGGTTAATTCGTGTTTGAAGCAAATATAGGATACGCAGGAAGGGTTCCTCCGAACTTTTCGCTGTTTTTTACCTTTTGCGTCCGGCGCAGCGCGCCGTCTCATCCTGCACCTTGACCCGCCGCTGACCGTTGTTTATATCCCTGACCGTCACGACAGGGTTCGGAAGCCGGCGCATCACGCGCTCGAACATCTGTTCCATCTGACGCATCCCCGAACTCTTCTCCGGAAGATGCCGCGTCGGAATGGCGTTGCCGCCGCTCGACACGTTCATCATCGAGAGCACCGGCCCCCAATCCACGACCGCACGGGCCGTCATCACGGCCTCGCCGTTGGACAGCCGCGCAGGGATGCTGTCGCTCGTACCCGTGCCGGGGCCGGTCACAAGACCGCCGCGGGCATAGTGGTATTTCGCGCCCTCCTCGGTCGCAGTACTATTCAACGATTTCATCTGAGATATAACGCTCGTAATGGTCGCAGTAGCAGTAATTGAAGCTGCGATGCCCTCCCAAATATTGCCAGTGGAGAACGCCTTACTCAACGCTGCACCCATTGACGCGATAGCTTGGGCCATACCTAACCCTGCAACAACCGGCGCACCTGCACCGGCCTCTTCCGCCAAATCGGCCAGTGCTCCCGCGAGATCGCTGGCTGTTTGGAAACTCATTTGCATGCTCTGCGCCTCTTTTTGGGCTCCTTTATTCATTTCGTCATGCAGGCGAATGAGCATTTCAAGCCGGCGGTTGTCTATTTCGATAGCCGAATCCCCCATTGCTCGGTACGCTGCGGCATACGAATCGAATTCGGCCAACTGTTCCCGAAGAATGGCAACGGTTTCATTCTGCGCGGCTTCGTCCCCACCGGAAAGTCGGGCCGAGAGGATGCGGTTGTTGTATTCATCCTCTTTCGCCTTGAACGTCTCTTGCATACGTCGGGCCAAGTCCATATCGATACCGTCTGCCTCCTTCGCAATATCGGCCGCCAACTTCTCGAACTCACCCGCAATTTTCACGTTCCCTTTGGCGATTTGCTCCCGCACGCCTTCAATCCAAGCATCTAATTCCGCCCGCCAGTTCGGCAAGTCGGGGGCTTCTACTTCCGGTGTGGCTGTTACGTTCTGGGGTGAATTTTTATTCAGTTCGTCGGGTGTGAGGGTAGTATATAGCTTCTCAGCCTCTGTCGAAAGACGTGCATTGGCTGCCTCAAGCGATTCCACAAACCGCCTGATGTCGCCGTCGAACTCATCCTGAATACGATCCCACACGGCCTGTCCTTCATCTCCGGCCTTTTCGAGACCGTCGCGTATGATTTTTGTAAGATCGTCAAGACGGGATTTTGTCTCGTCATAAATAGCTTTTTCTGATGATTGAATGCCAAAAAGATAGGCGCCAGCCCTTTGTTCTGGAGATAACCCTTTTGTAATTTCGCCCATCATCTTGTAATATTCTTTCTGGGCGGCATTATATTTATCTAAAGTCTCTACATACTCATCGTATGCCCAAGCTTGGCTTTTTATCAGCAGCAGGTTCTTTTCGTTTTCCTCCATGAGAGACTGTGCCGCCTTCGCCTGCGCAACTTCTATAATAGATGCCCGAAGTTTGTCATACTGCGATTTTAGTTGTCCCGTCATGATCAACTCGGTATCCATATTGCCGAAATACGCCGGATATTCCTCCCGCAATTTTCGGACAGCCGTAGCCCGTTCCTCGTAAGGCTTTGTTAGGTCAGTGGCCGCATTGTAAAGGAGGTTGAGTTTTGTAACCTCCGACTGTGCGTTCAACCGACCTTCCGACATTGCCGCATTCATCTGATTCATTGCAAAGGTCGTGGCGTCTATCGTCTTTTTCCCCTTGAACAGGTTGCCTATCCAATTTACGATGTCCTTGCCATATACCGTGAGCAAGGCAATGCCGACGGATATAAGGCTGTTCCGGCTGAACACAGCAGCTCCCAGCTGTTTGAGGATCGATACCCCCTGCTTACCCTCCTTCATGGCCGATTTATTGGCCGCACGAAGTTTGTTGATCTCGTCGACGAGCATCGGGATATTGTTCGAGATGGCGAGGAAAAACATATTCGCTCCCATTGTGGCCGACGGCAACTCGCGAACGATCTGCGACACCGATACATTCAGCCCGTTGAATGCCGACTGGTAATTACCTACATTCGAACGGAAATTCCCCAGCCGTTGTTCGGCCGCACTGACTTGCGCCTGCATCTTGGATATTCGCTCCGCTATCCCATTGCCTACGGAACCCTCTCGATCGGCGGCCGACAGTGCATTGTATTCCGCCGTAAGGTTACGAATGGATGCACGTAATCCATTTACCGAACCTTCGAGATTCTTCTCCTCTTTGATATTGTCCTGAATCTCGTGCGAGTATAATCGCATCGCCGATTGGAGCGCCTTTGCCTCTTCCCTGTTCGCAATCAACTCTTGCGTCGTTTGGGCTACCTGTTCATTATAGGCCTCCTCGTCGATCGTTCCGGCTTTGCGTGCGGCTTTAAGTCCCTTCAAACCGGACTTCAATTCGGAGATACGGTCGTTGAGCGTATCGATATGTTTGGCCGATTCGGACATTCCCTTGACCAAATCCGAGTATTTTACGCGGATATTGATAATTTTATCAATGTTTTCCATTTTGACGAGTTGTTTTATTTTTCATATCTTTGTTCTTAACCAAATCTCAAATCATCATGGCTGACATCTATGCAATCATCGGAATCGTAATGCTGGTATTCGGCATTCTGCAAATCGTTCTTTTCTTCAAACTCTGGGGAATGACGAACGATGTAGGTCAAATCAAGGGTTTACTATCTAATCTTTCAACTCAAAAAGCTACCGCTGCAATGAGTTCTCATGATTTAGAGCAAACATCGTCCGAACAAAAAACCGAACAAAAAGTTGTCGGGGAATGGCCCGTGGGAACTCTTGTTGTTCATACGGCTACGTGGCAACAGATGCGCATCAAGGAAATCACGCCCGACCATAAATATGTGTGTACACAAGGTAATCTTGTTAGGGGCCCATATACAGAAGGATGTTTGATGTCATATGAAGACTACGTTACTACCATTTTAAGTGAAAACAAATCCAGCAGCTCCGTAGTAGGCATTGTGATTGCTCTTATCGGTATTTTAATCATCGCTATTCTATTTTTTACAGCTTGATCAATTTGCACTCGCATATACCGTCCTCACCGGTGGTGACGGAGTAGATGGCGAAATAGCATCCGTAGACATCGAGGTAAACCCGCCGCGTATAGTCGAGATTGCAGATGTCGGCCACGGTCAGTTTGACGTAGACCGTAATCATGCGGAACTTTTTCAGGATCCGCTGGTAGTCTGCATACCGTTTCGCCACGATACCCTCCGACCCGCCGAAATACATCGTGCGGGGGAAGTATCCGTATTCGAAATGCGCCAAACCGTCGGATGTCGTTATATTCAAGGCGAGAATCCGAGGTGAAGGCTCGTTATAGGTTACATCGGTGGTATTTCCGTCTTTATCCTTTTTGACATCGTAGCATGGAACTACGGCAAATGTCGTCTTGTCGTGGATGCTGTCCGTATTGTTGATGAAACGATTGGCCGAAGCCGAGAAATTCAATGATACCAATTCATTCTCCCGCTCGATGTTCTCGTTGTCGATGGAGATGATGCCCTGTGTGTTCAACATCTCGGCATCCTCGTCGTTGTCGTAGTCGAGCGTGTTGGTCTGGGCATAATCCCCCATCGTGAATTCCGTTCCCTCCGGCCGCCAGATTTCGCCCCGATCGTTCAGAATCACTTTGCGGCTCCAATCCTGAATCGTTGCGTCGAGATGACTGTCGACGATTCGTCTGTCGGTTTGCGTGTTCGGTGTCCGGTTGTCTCCCGAATCGACGATGCGATAGTCGTAGTCGATCGTGTCCGTCGAATTATAGAACTGATCGGGCGACATCATGCGGATCGTATTGCTATCCGAACTGTCCGGATAGGCGAAAAGTCCGGCCATTGTCATCAATGCCGACAGGAACTCCGCGTGCGTCATATCCGGCAGGTTCTCGGCAATCGGAAACGGAGAGGGAAACGATATATCGTCGAAATGGGGCGTAATGATGAACCGGGCCGAAACGAGAGTTTGATCGCCACCGTTCGTAACGAAATTTTCCAAACTCCACCAGACCACATCGTATTCCTTGACGTCGACTTCTTCCTTGTTGAATATATCCGACAAGGCGAAAACAACTCCGTTACCTATTCCGCTTCCCGAATCATAAACTGACAGCAACACCTGCTCTGTGCCATCTGTTTTGCGGCCGGCAAGACGCAATTCGACCGGCTTCGTCGCATCCTGTCGATGTCCGTTAAAAACAATAGGCTTCCCGTCATAACTAAGTATCGACACGTCTACTACTTTCGTATTGGCAATATAGAACTCTTTATATTCTTTCACCTCCGAAGGCAAGCCCTTATTTATTACATCTTCGACAACAATCCCTCTCTTATCCCATACCGTATTATCCTTTTGATAAAACAGCGGATAATATCCATTATCGCTATTCGTAAAATAGGCGGAACTTGCCTCGAACCGATCCGAGTACCAGCTATCCGGCCCTGAGTTTTTCGACACGAGCGGAATTAACAAATCATGACCGTCTATTCGACTTAGTGCAGTTTTGCCTTCTATTATAATTCCGTGGTACCGTTCTATTGCGTTTAATACGGCTTCCACGTAGATAGACGGATGCGTATATTTCCAGTATTGGCGGCTTTCTCCGGGTATGTACCAATTACCGGAAGAGTCTTTTGCATATTCGATAAGCGATGCGCCGAAATCAACTGCGATAAAACCGGTATACGGAGAAACCGGGCTATTCCTAAGTAAATAGCTTGTATCTTCGTTCCACTCGACATAATCCGCTCCCGCCACCTCGATGATCTGCTCGCGCAGATCGCGCAGCGAAGCGTCGAACAACGGCTGGAAGTTGTCGATGTTGCCCCACACGAGTGTGATGTTGATCGTGTCGGTTACGTCCGTAACCATCGCATACCCCCGCGTGAAGACCGGAAAGCCGCCGAGGTAGTACGCTGCCGAATGCTTCCTGTATACCGCCGAATCGTCCAAGATGTCGATGCGGTCGATCAGACCGAAGGCCTTGCGGTTGCGGGGCGTCAGCGGCAGATTGATCTCCGCGCTGCGGTTGCTCTGGATCACGTCGAGATCGTTGAAGACCGGCGACTGGAAGATCAGCGACGGCGTATCTTCCAGATCGCACAACTGACCGTTTATGTAGAGCTCCTTCGTCATAGCGTCAAGTGCTTTATCGAAAGTTCTACCACGCAGTCCTGCATGCAGGCATTCGTCCGCGAGATGTCGCCGTCTTCGACATAGGCGTCGATCCACACCTTCCGCCGGGCGTCGTACAGCTGCACCTCCCGTCCGGAGAGAATCGATGCGCACAGGTCGAACAGTTCACGGTCGACCAGTCCGCTATGGAGCGTATGGGTCGTGGTCGCCGTGATCGTGCGGTGGCGTTCGGGTGTCAGTTTCTCGGAGAGCGTTTCGAAGGTCTCGTCTTCGGATACGTCGTCGACGCGCTCGGTCGGATGCCAGAGAAAGTAACGCATCAATCCCGTTGCATCGCGCCAGCGCACGAACGATCCGCTGTCGCAAGGATTCACCACGACCGTCAGACGCGCGCTCTTCACGGCGCCGGTCGTGCCGCCCGTCGAGACGATCAACTGCCGCTCGCCGCCTCCGAATTCGCGGAAGAAGGTCATCGGAAGGGAGAACACGGGATCGACACGCGAATAGACCTCCCGCCGGCCGCTGTCGGCATCGGTGAAAGCGAAGTCCTGCATGGCGCCCGTATAGGAGTTGACGAGAATCTGCTCGCTGTAATCGAACGCCGGAAAGACCACGATCTTCGACGGCTGGGGCCAGCTGATCGGGGTATCGGCCTGCGCATTGTTCGTCATCGCGCGCGCCGACGCCCCTTTAAGCAGATAGAGCGGCGACGAGGCGATCGCCTGCCCGTCTACTTCGAGGCTGATCGTCGTTTGCGCATTCCCGTCCTGTGCGATGATTTCGAACAGATCGTCCATCGGGAATACGGCCGAACCGTTGATGATCGAACGCACCAACGTATAGCCGCCGACTTTGACAACGGCCGCATTGTATGTCGGCGCTTCGCTGACTCCGACCGTATTGTAGTTTCTCGCCAGCGAAATGGCGGGTGTTAATCTATATTTAGGCATAATCACTGATTGTTTCATTCAACATCGTAAACACGCTGCGGCCGAGCTGCTCGGAGAGTTGCCGGTCGATGTCGTCCACGGCCGGCTGCAACAGGTCGAACAAAATCTCCGTACCGCCGCCCTCGCGGTAGAGCACCGTGCCCTTGCTCCATACGTTCGCCGCCACGGCGTAGGCGTCGATCTCCTCAATGCCGTAGAGCCCCTCTTTGGCCTGCGCCCATCGTTCGATCGCAAGGAGAAAGGCATCGAAGGAGGCGTATTGCGCCTGTACATCGCCCGAAGAATACCCCTCATCGACGCCGGCGATCCCCTGCCGGCCGACGAACGCCGCTTCGAAACCGTCGTCGTTCTGTTCGACCTGCGTTTGGAGCGATGCCGCCGTCGCGCCCGTGGCCCATTCCGGCACGCCGAGGCTGTTGACCCGCTTTCCGCTGCTGCCCGTCTTCGTTTGCAGATTCGCCACGACCTGCGTGCGCAGCGTATCGAACCGCGCTTCGCACACCTCGATGAATCGCTGCGGATCGAAATAGCGCAGTATCTTGTCGATCCTATCCATTGTTGCAGGTCGAATAGGTCATCGTCGCCTCGCATTCGACTCCGCAGACCAGCTGATCGAATCGGGCGGCGAACGGGGTGATCTTCGTGACCTGCACCTCGACTCCTCGATCCCGCAATGCCTCGAAAAACTCCGCCGAGCGGTCGATCATCTCCTCGACGATCGGCATGACCTGCGTCGCGGTATCGGGTTCCGCTTCGCCGAGGTCGCCGCAGAAGAGGAACTTCGAGGCGCGCTTGTAGACGCCATCGAGATCCGTCGGCGTGATCGTCTCGAAGAATTGCCGCACGACGACCGGATACTCCGTGATCGTTCCCAGGATGTAGTTCGTCTCTTTAAGGCGGGCATAGATATACGAACCGAAGCCGCACGCCCCGGCGGCCTTGTCGATATGGTCGTTCAGCGAGTTTATCTTCACTCCCACGATACGGCGGGCCGGCGGCGTCTGCCCGACGACCCTGTACTCGTATTCCTTGTTGTCGGTCATCTTCTTTTGATTTTAGAGGTTTGTATCCTGCTGAGATTGCGCTGCTCGATCAGGTCGTTCGTCGTCGACTCGAAGGCTTCGTAGACGACGCTCCACTCCATGCCGTAGACCGACGCGGGCGATACGGCGCCGTTCATGATCTGCACGTACTTGCGCACCACGGCGGCGATGCCTCGGTCGGGGCGGTCGATCTGCGCCTGCCGCTCCTCGTCGGTCGGTTCGATTTTCAGATCAGCGAATCTCTTCGAGATGGCCGCGAGCGTGTCCATGCAGTGCAGAAAGTGGCGGTACGCACGGATGAACCGCAAATCCGCGACCTTCTCTTTCGGGATGCCGAGCATTTGCGACAACACGTTGACGAAGTAATCGGTGGAGCGGTTCGTCGCGTTCAGCACCGCCAGATCGCGCATCGTCATGTGTTTCGGATCGCGGGCCGCAATACGCCTGTCCGGCAGCCACCGCCGATGCAGTACGCAGCATTCCGGTTCCGCCCGTCTCTTGATCTCTTCTGCAAACCGACGGCTTTCGAGGTTGAACAATGCCGCCCTGCCGATGATGATGTCCCGAACGGTATCGGTCGATTTGACGATCATAATCCGAATAAGTTTGCGGGTTCGAAAATTGCCGAACAATAGTCCGGCACGGCCCCCAGTTCGACGAGCTTCGGCCGCAGGACGCAGCATTGGCGCACCATATCGTTCCAAACCTCTATGGCACGGATGCGCGGACTCGCTTCGTCCGAATATTCCCCACGCTGCACCTTCTCGCCGGCCGGTGTGCCGACCGTAGTATGCGTGCGCAGCCAGTAGAAATAGACATAGTTCGCAATGGGCGAGGTCTTGACCGCTTCGTTTCTGAGCAGCGCAACGATCTGCGGATTCTCCTCCGCCGTCTCTGCCAGTGCCTCACCCAACAGATTGCGGAGGAATCTCGGCTCGTAAATGGCGATGTAGGAGTTCGCCGAATCGATGAGTGCCTGAGCGAGCGCCGTCGGCTTGTCGTCCTTCCGATTGGCGATGCCGGAGATGTAGATCGGATCCTTTTCGAAATAGGTATTGTCGATAATCATGGAAAATGTATTTAGCGGGCGCAGGGGCGATCAAACCCCTGCGTCCTGAAATTACTTCACCGTTTCTCGGTGGCGCGGCCCAACTTGATGAGCGTCTTGGCATGTACGGGATGCACCTCATAGGCTTTGCCCTTCTCCAGCGTATTGCCGGGGCCGCCGGTTCCGTAGACCGTCACGCGATCGTTGAAGTCCACATTGGTCTTTTCTTCTTTCGTTTCCATATTCTTTTTCGTTTAACGTGTTTGACTTAGGCTGCCACCCTCGAAGAGTCGGCAGCCGGTTTCTGCAAGGCGGCGATAATGGTCGCGAACGCGCCTTTGACGAACGCCCCCTGATCGACCGATGCGAAGTACGAGTGCAGACGCTCCTCGCAGATGACCGTGAAGAGATTCTTCTGGAAGTCGTCGTCGACCCACCCGAATTCGACGCGAATGCCTTTGTACGGGCGAACGTTCCATTTGCTCGTATCGGCAACGAGGAAATCGCCGGCCTTGACATAGGTAGATTCCACGATCTCCACCCCGCGGATGAGCCGGAACAGCTCGTCCGAGATGTAGTGACCCGTCGAATCCTTCGTCAGGTCGATGGAGGCCCGATCCGAAGGGTTAAGCATCACCACGTCGGGATAGAAGTTCAGGTTCCGCATCTGGAGGATCGCTGCGCGGATCGCATCGGCCTTGTTCGCCATTTCGACCGTCCCGTCGAGCGCGGTGGCCGTATAGGTGGCAGCAGCCGTAAAGATGCCTTTGAGATTCACGCCCGTGCCGTCACCGGTGAGCAGCTGTTTCGTGCGTTCCTGAACGAGCGACGTGCGCAGCATGTTGTCGATCTCCGACTGCATATAGTCGAAATCGTCGCGCATCTCGTAGGAGATTTTGGCCGATACGGCCACTTTCTTCGCCGTCGACGTCTCAGGGACATACGACCAGTCCATAGCGGGCTTCAAGGCCCCCTCGGCGATGAATGCAGGAGCGCCGTTGCCGGGCTTGCGATCCACCCACGTGATATTGGGCGAGTTGGTCGAGCCCTTGAACAACCGTTCTACGACGCGCGTGTCTTCGCTCGGCGCGTAATGAATCGTGCGGTCTACTTCGGTGTTGAGCGCTGCAACCGCCGTGGTATTGGCCGCCACGGTGATCGTAGCCGCCGCTTTGATCTCCAGTTCGAGCGCCGTATTGCGTTTCTCCGCGAAAGCGCGTTTCGCCTCGTCGCTCGAAAGGAACGCCTTGATCTGCTCGCGGATCGTGCGGCCCTTTCCGGCGCTGCCGCTCATCGAACGGCGGATCTCGCTCCCCTGCTCCTTGAGAGCCTTCTCGATCTCCTTGATCTTCTCGGCCGACACGCCCAGTTTCCCGAGCGACGATTTTACCGACTCGACGATCTCTTCCTCCGATTTGATCCCCTCGGCCAGCATTTCGAGCTGGTCGTTGATGTGCTTGCCGAGCAATTCCATGCCCTTGCGATCCACATCCGAGAACTCCCCGCTGTCGGGCAGTTCGAATTTCTTGAATTTGAATGCCATGTTTTTCAGTTTTTGATTTGACCTAATTTTTCGAATACCGAACTGCGTGAAGTGAGTGGCGCGGGGGCCGGCTCGGCTTTGAACATCGACAGTATTCTGCTGTATACTTTTTCGTATTCATCGGGCGCGGTCTCCCGTAATGCCTTGACATATCGTTCCATGTCGTCCAAGGCTTTCATGTCGCCGATATACTCCGTGTGCTCGTTGGCGCCGAAGGTGACGACCGAAATCTCGTGCAGAATAATCTCCTTCACGATCAGGCAGTCGAGGTCGGGATCGTAATCGCATTTGTCCCATACATACCGATAGCCTATCGAGAACTGGTTGAGCACCCCTTCGTGCATCTGCACCCATGCGCGGCGAGCGTCCGGCACGGCATCGAAATCCGAGAGCTGCACCGTGGCGTATCCGCCGTCGTCCTTCTCCTGGATCGACAGGATGCGGCCGATCGGGTTCTTCGTCTCGTGCTGCCACAGGAATTGTATCTTCCGGTTCGTCGCAGACGCCGGCCCGCGCTCCTGAATACTCTTGCTGATGCAGCCCTTCATCAGCATGTCGCCGTCCGAATCGACCGTTCCGAACGAACAGAACTTCACGAGAATGATGTGTTTCTCCTCGTCCACGACATCGGCCTTCAATATCGGCGCTTGCTTGAAAGCCCCGCCGCGGCTCATGACTTTTTTATACAGTAGTTTGTCCATTATTCCAGAATGTTTGCAATGATGTTTTTCCCCTGTTGCTCGGTAATGAGACCGGAGGCGATCGCGTTGCTGGCAGCCGTCACGGCCGCCGTCAGCGAGTCGGCATACAGCCGCTTCGCTTCCTGGAAGATCGACAGGTGATCGAAATAGGGAACGATGCGGAATCCATCGAACCCGTGCGCCGCGTTCAATACCTCCGATATTCGCTCTGCATCCGGTTTGATCGCATCGTTGTACAATTTGACCTCGGCCGCCGTAAGATTCGCATAGGTCGTACCTTCGGTGTCGATCAGTACATACGGCACTTGATAGGCATCGGCGATCTCCTTCTTGGCATTGCGCTGCACCTCCGTGAGATTCATGTCCTTCATGTTGGCCGAAATCTGCACGAAAGCAGCCTTCAATCCGGTCACGATGTACTTATATTGGCCCTTCATCACGCCGTATCGCCGCAGGGCCGCTTGTGCCTGCTCCCGATCCTCCTTGTTCTCCGGCAACACGGATGTCCGGAAATCCTCGCTATTCAACGAGATGATACCCAATGCCCCTCTGTTGATGATGAGTTCGTTCTGCGCCTCGAATGACGACACGAAAGGATTGGCGGCGTTCTGCAAGGCTGACAGACGCGACTGCGATGCTCCGAAGATATTCGGATTATAGGCCGAATCCCGCACGACGAACATTTGATCCCGATCGACACGAATTTGATAATCGTTGATCGAAACCATATAATAATCGATCTGCGGATCGGGCCGGAAACCGGTGAATTCGGAGGTCGTCACCTCCTGAACAAGCGGATTCGGAATCACGTAGAGTTCGTAGGCCGTGGGCACACCGACCGGCTCCCAGCGAAGAATATAGGCTTTTCCGTAAATATCCTTGAAGGCTTCGATCATCGCCGTGAAATCTTCGATCGTTTGAAAGTCATTCGGATGCTTCCACCTGTTCAGTTCCTCCGTGCGACCTGCGACCTGGCGAGCGTCGTCCGACGGATCGACAGCCCACCAGCGGGCGTTGCGAATTGCCGCGGATTTCTTGGTCACGACCGAAAACAACGCGCTGCACCGAGCGTAAGCGATAGTCTGTCCGGCAACGGTGTCGCAGTCGATCGTACTACCGCTGCCCAATCCCATTGCCGAGAGAAAATCGCGCACAGAGACGAACCGCTGTTCCTCCGCTGTCGGAGTTCCGCACTCCGATTTCGTCGTCAAGTCCTGACTCTTACTTCGCCACTTCAAGCTGAATCTCATTGCACATAGCCTTTGAAGCAAATGTAAGGGCGATAAAAGAGGGTTCTCCGAACTTTTCGCTGTTTTTTCATTTTCGGCGGTTGCAGACCCAATAGAGATACTCCATTACAGCGTATCGGGCCGCATCCCACAAGTGATTGAATTTGTCGATCGGCTGGTTGATCGTAATGCCGTTCACCGAATCCCACACATAGGAATTGGCCTCGGTTTGGAAATTACGGCTGCGGACGATATGGAGGCGGAACGATTTGACCATGTGAATTCCGTCCGTTACGGAACCGGCATATTTCTTCGCCTTCACCACGCTGAGCCCGCGCAGCAGCAGGCCGTCGACCATCGATTCGGGATTTTTAGCGTATTTGTCCGCCGAGTCGGCGAATATGGGCATCCGCCCGACCACCCCCTCGATCGCATCGTAGAGCAAGGCCGGATCGGAGCAGGGTGCATAAAACTCTTCCTTCATGTATAGATCAAGCCCCCGAAGCCCCAGACGGACGAGCGCCGTAGGATCGTTCGTAAATCCGAAGTCAAGGCCGAACACGACCCTTTCCAGGTCGGACGGAAATTCATCGATCCAGTCGATATTCGGATAGACAAGACCCTCTTTCGCTGCACGGATTCCCAATCCATAGACTTTCCATCGCCACTCGTCGGCCGTGCCCGCAGCAATGTTCGCCGGTGTAGGTTCATAGGATTCGATTTCTCGTATGACCCCAGGCGGGCAGAACGGATTGTCTTTGTATGTCGTGTGCGTAAAATAGGTGTGCGGCTGCCCTTCCAGTTCGAAGGCCCAATGTTCGGTATATTTGGGATTCCAGTCGCCGATGACCATCGTCGTGCAGCGCATCGTGATATTTTTGTACTGCTTCTTCGAGATGTCGTCCAGCATCTCGTTGATGTAGATGATGTCGCAATCGTATCCTTCACGGCTATCCATTCTGTCCAATCCGCGGAAATGGATCACGGAGTTGTTGATATAGTAGTCGGGATGTTGATTCTCGCTGCGCATCGCATCGGGATCGTAGACGCCGCGCAGGGTCAGTTTCTTGCGGAAATCGGCAAGGGTGATCTCCTTGCAGGCCTGCAACGTATTTCGATATACGAAGATATTGAGCGGGGATAGTGCGAGCGTACAGATGTCGTACAGAAAATCGAAGGCATCGTAGGTCTTCCCCGAACGGCTCGACCCTTCATTAAAAATCTTCAACACCGCATCCCGTTCCCTGTACTGCATGTACCGATACATGAGGTAACGATACACTTTCCCCCGATAGGTGCGGATGTCAGGCAGACGATGCATCGGCAGGCGGTGTTTTTTCGATCGACAACGCATCCTCCGCGTCTATTTGAATGACGACGGGAGCGACGGCAGGATTTTCTATCTTTCCGGATAGTTTCACCTCCTTCGGCGCTGCGTAACCCAACATGTTCATGATGCTGTCGAGACTCTTCTGCTTGTCGTAGCACTCGATCTTCACGAACTCCTCGACAATCTCATCGCCATTCGAAGCGATCCGTTTGACCTGTTTGGTATTGATCGACTTTATACATGCCTTCTCGTCGTCCGTAAGCGACTCGAACTCTTTAAGCGACATCCAGCCGTTACGAATGCGGGTCGCATCCGAAAAGGCGATCTTCTGGTGCTCGCGGATGATCTGCAAGGCCGAGATGCCCGCAGCCTCGGCAAGGTGAGTTTTCAGATATTCGATCCTCGCTGCAACCCCACTGTTTTGTAATAGCAGATAGGCATTATTCCATACCGTGTTATCGCTCATGTTCGAACATCTGTAAGCATAGCGATATGCCTCGGACGCATTACCGCATTCGAGGTACTTATTGCAAAACTTTTCCTGTTTGATCGTGAGCTTGCCCATATATGCAAAGATCGCCTATCGGGGAGACGATTCTTTCAACTTTTCGCTCTTTTTCATTGCCTGATATAGCGGTATTGTAGGTGTGCATGTAAATCATGCCACTCTTCGATCAGTCGGGGATGCCGTTCGACAAATGCCTCCCACTCGATGCGGCGCAGATAGATCCGCCCGTTGCGGACGACTGCTCCGAGTGTTCGATCCACTCGAATCGATTTCCATATCCAACGTGTCGAAATGCCGTACTCATCGGCTGCGGCCTGAATTGAGATAAAATGGTTCATTGCAAATCCCGAATTAATTACTACCTTTGTTCTTGGGTGAGATGTGATTCTTCGGGATCGCCTCTTTTTATATCAAACAGTTACCTCCTGTTCTACTTTCCGGAATATTACATCCATCTCATCCTCTCGTTCGTACCAACGACAGCTGCCTGTCATCTCGTTGTAAGAGCAATTGCCAAAACGCGCACAATCCCAACATGCACATCCCTCTTTATTTCGATCATACCCTACAACCTCTACGGTCTCGCCTTCATACACGAACCGCTCGCCGACCGGACGGGAGTAACGTTTTTCATCTCTGGGTTTCATGGCTTCCCTACCTTTCGAGTTTCACCTCCTCGTCCATTCCGACGATACCCCGCCGGCGCAGGCGCTTGATAAAGTTCTTCATGTTCAATGCCTGCTCATAGTAACAGTCCTTTTCGACCTTGACACGCGATTTGCGGTCGCTCTCGACCTTCATGTTCTCAGGATTCAGTCACGAATCGGCCGACACCTCCACTTCCGCTCTCGACGCTGTCCGCGTAACCGTATTGAATTTATAGAGGGTATGACCGGGCACCCGAACCAGTTGCCCGATCAGTTTGTATTCGTTCTGCTTTCGTTCGACGGCCTCGATCTGCGCTTTGGCTATCTTATCGTTCGTCACGCCGTCATGTGGAGTCAAGATGTCCATCGTTCTATTCGTTTTCGTAAATCGGTCGCCAGCCGATAACCACACCATCGTATCCGAGACACTCTTCTGCATTCTGGCAGAAGGAATAGCCTCCATCACACATCCACACATCATCTTGGCGGGCTCCAAGATAAATTCGCTCATGTTCGCCGTCCGAGACTTTCATCAAAACACACGAATTATTTTCCGGCAGTTCCTCATTCGGATTACGCCAGCGGGTCAATTCTTCCCGCTCGGATTGGGCACCTGCAATAAAGTCACATTCAGTTAACTTCATGTGACTGCCGTATTCTCTCGTCCCACCACGCCACACTTTTCGAGCATACTTTTTTGCCCTTTCCTTAATCGCTTTCATATCTCATCCAATTTTTGGATAAATGATCTCAAATCTTCACACAGTACAGGGTGGCAATCCCTGCCGATCCCGCCACAACCGTCCTTGTATTCGCAGGAGGACTTGAATGCCTCTACCGCTTTTTGCCGCATCAGCTGCTCGGTATCCTGCTCGGCGAGTTCGGCCGCACGGGTCATTGCAGCCCGGAGCTGCCATTTGGCGTGGTCTGTCATCTCCACCGTGAGATGATCCATACACCCGTCGATAAATTCTTTTGCTTCTTTGCTTTTCATTCCTCGGTCAGTTTTTGGATAAATTCGTCGGCTATCTTTTGGGGCATATCGCCTTGAAAAATGCCGCCCATCATTTCCTTGACAATCTTATGCGCTTTCTCACGCATTCGTTCCTCGGCCTCCTGCTCGGCGATTTCGACACACTCAACCGCTCGGCCCTTCATCATGGAAGGTGCTGCATCACGGCTATTGCCAACGGCATATTTTTCAATAAGCTCTTTTGCTTTTTGGCTTTTCATCATTCACCTCCTTTCAGCATTTCGGGGTTGTCGTGGATATTCCCGATGACCCACATCTGATATGAATCATCAAAGCAATCGGAGATTTGAAAAACATCAACGTCCCCAAAGTTCACGACGAAACATCCGTTTTGCCATTCGACAACTCCGACGCTTTCAAATTTGTCGGTAAGGACGTCGCCCTCATAGACCTTTCTCGTGTTCTTGTCTTTCATCCCCGTGTATTGGCCGACGGTAGCGGGATCGACCTCCCATACGCAGGGGTACGATGCAATGAAATGCCTTACCTCGCCTTCGCAAAGCCTTGATAAGTAGAACCCTGTTACCCAGCCATCAGCAGGGCCAGTTTGTGTATTGTTGTCGAGGCGCTTGCCTCTGAATTTAATTTCTCTCATATTCACATTTGGTTTTACCGGTTATCACCGTTCCCGTCGATCACACCGCGTTCTTATCGGTGATTTCACCCACTTCTGTCATCAGTCCGAACAACATGTAGGTGTCATGCTTGCAACGCTCCATGCAGGTTGTCATCGCCTGCTCTTGATACTCATTCAATGATATCCTCGCTATTTTGTCCTATTGAAAATTTCAAACAACCGATTATAAATCTCTGCAAAGCGTTTTCGCTGTTCTGTATCGGTCAATGTATTTGTGAACTTATGGGCGACAATCCGTTTCCTCTCATCCCATATTATTCGGGCCTTATCGACGCCGGGGACAAAAAAGATATTCGGATATTTGCGCCATTGGATCAATGTGCCAGATTCAACCATCGTGAGTATCTCTGCCGGAAGCGTCTCTTTCGTCGCTTCGACAGAAAATATTTTCCCTCGTTCTCGTTCGATTGCATTCTTCGTTTTTTCGATTTCTGCCTGTAAACGTCGGAGTGAATCATTCTGTCGATCCCATTTATCGAGTGTTGACCGACCGTTGCGCTTATCATTCAATGGTTGACCGTTAGATTGTTTAACACAATTGAAATGGTTTAGCAATCTGTTATCGAAGATCTGCTGTTTCTTTTTCAGCGATTCTTCGAGGATTTCAAGGCGTTTTGTCGATTTCATTGCATCCATCATATCTGTAATTATTTCGAGATTTTGCGAGAATCTCGCTATTTCACCAATTCGAACTCATAAGCCACGACCCACGGATTGCGTTTCCACGTTCCCCGTCCGGACACCTTGTCGATCAGCGAAGCGAAGGCTTCGCGGGGAGTGTCAAACCCATCATCGCTATTTCCAAAAAGGCCGTAAACTTCGTATTTGTCGTACTCTACATCCCCTAAGATACCCTCCTTCATGCAATCCTCCTCCGAAATATCCTGCAACCGTTCGCACTTGATTCCGGTGATGCGGATTCGGTGCGGCATAAGGTCTGCACAGACAAACTCCTTGTTGCTCCACCCTGCAAGCTTAACAACATCATCTGTATGTTCTATTCTATACGCTTTGCATAGCCTATCATCATACTCTTGGCCGACGACAATATTTCTGACATAGAAATAGCTTTCCGCAATGGCAATGAGTTCACCGATCTTGTAGCGGGTTTTCACATGATGAATATCTACACCCTGAGTGGCGAATACGAGATATCCGTCGTCATAATAATACGAATCGGAATCAGTCACCATCTGTTGAAGATCGGAGTTAAATTCGATTCGTCTCGTCATGGTCTTTCGGCCCTCAATGACCGCCTGCGTCAAGCCGTAGCGGTCGTTGAACATAATCTTTTTCATCCTCTATAACTTTTGAATTCCACACTCTTGAAAATCGCCCGATGATTGCACCAGCGGGACAATCGTTTCTGCGGGCATGTTTTATTTAAATTCAAATTGTAGTTGTTTATTGCGATAACCTATTCCCATGCAAGCCAAACCGATTTCATTATTCGAGAATGTCGTTATCGGGTTTACGGTGCAAGGAAGCGACTGAAATCTACACCAGTCACCGTCGCAATGTTCACAATTAAAGCAAAGTTCCTCGGGAGTACTCCATCAGGCAATGCTTTCAAAACGACCGTGATCTCGGCTCAACTGTTTCCATGTTTCCCAGCGCGAACGGCGCATTTTATCGGACATATCTCCTTTATGCTCACCGAATAATTCACTCCACCTGATTCCCAATGTTACCATTTTCATAATTTCTCGTATTCGTTTATCGTTTCGAAAATCCGCAGCGCCACCTGCGGGACTATGGCGTTGCCGTAGGCTTTGATCGACTCGCGGCACCATGCCGGAAAGGTAATTCCGTCCAGTCCGGCGGAAAGCCCATCATCTGGGCCACATATCGGGGATTCAGTCGGGAACCCTTCCCAGTTCGGGACGGATGCGAAATCATGACGTCGTGGACGACTCCGCTCTTCCGCTTCGCATGACTGAGAGGAAACGAATTGTTTTTCGCATCGCAGGCCGTCGGCGTCGGCAACAGCCTCATCCGCGCTGCAAGCGCGAGCGTCGGCCGCTCGGATGCACCCTTCGACAAGCTCCTGTTCACACGCCCGCTCCCGCAATCCGACGCGACCGGTGTCGGCAGTAGAGCCGGCGACAATGGCTCCGAACCGCTCTTGCCACGAACTTTCAGCCCTTGCGTCACCACGGTGGCAACAAACCATGTTCTGTATCGAATATGGGGAGCACCGACGCCCGCAGCTGGTATAAGGTACGCTTACACCTCGTATCCTGCCGCTTCCAAATCAGCGCACATCTGCTTGAAGACCATTCCCTGCGACCAATTAACGATTCCGAGAACGTTCTCGCCCACGACCCAGCGCGGTCGAACAGTCCGAACAACTCCGAGCATTGCGGGCCAGAGGTAGCGGTCGTCGGCCGTACCCTTGCGTTTGCCCGCGAGGCTGAACGGCTGGCACGGGAAACCGCCGGTGAGCACGTCGACGCGGTCGCGCCAAACGGTAAAGTCTGTTGTTCGTATGTCTTCATATTGTTCCGATTCGGGAAAATGATACTTCAATACGCGCCGGCAGAACGGGTCGATCTCGCAGTTGAAGACGTTCGTCCAGCCGGCCCACGCGGCCGCCAGGTCGAAGCCGCCGATGCCGCTGAATAGGGAGGCGTGGGTCATGGTCATTCGCATAATCCGTAATAACTCATGCAGCTCGTAGCCGTGTCGTCGTCGAACAAACTGCCCGTCGCGTTCTGCCACTCGACATACCGCACGACATCGCGGATGTCTGGGTATTTGTTACCGCTGATGATTGCACGGGTCGGGATCTTACTCGATCTGAAAAACGTGGATCGCAATTCATTTTCGATTTTTGCAATGTAGTCGATCCGCTCAGGGGATTGCCGAGCAAGACTGAGAATGTCCCGATGATTCGTCATCACACACGGCCAGCAACCGACACGCTTGTATCCCATCCGGTAGAGCGGGTTCGGCTCCAACCCTGCGGCAAGGATATAATCTATCACCTGCTGTGCCGACCAGTCGAACACGGGCCGCAACAGATCATCAGCGAACTGCGCCCGAAATGCTCGTACCTCCTTGCCTCGATAGGAATGTCGGTTCGGTCGGCCGTTTTTGTCATAACCGTAAGGCTCGAAATAGTACTTGAAATACGTGCATTGGGCTTGCATTTTGGCCCGCGCCGATGATTCCGCTGCTCGAATGCCTTGAATTATCAGCATATTGTCTTTTACCTCGTCGAGTACATAGTCGATCATCGGCCTCGTTTTAAGTTCCACTGTACAAAACCGTGCATAGAAAGAGGGCCAACGCTTTTTCTGCCGCGCGAGATCGACCATCCCGTCGTACTTCTTCGACTTCAATGTTACCAAGTCAAGATGCAGCTTGTCGGCGATGCGGTGGATATACTCGTAGGTCAGCGGGTGTTCCCAACCCGTATCACAGAACACCGTCGTGAAATTATTGGTGATATGCTCCCGCGTCCAAAGCAACGCCGCAAGGCTGTCTTTACCGCCTGAAAAGGATACGATGACTTTCATGGTTTTATCTCGTTTTGTACTCCACCGCTGCCCTGCGATCGATGAAGAAATGAATACCCGGTGCGCATTCGCTCCACCTGTTATCGTCGAAATCCGGAACTTCCACAGTAGCACCGACGGTGTAGACGAAGTTTTTGTCATGGTCGGCACGAACGGTATCCTCAGTTGCCTTGGTGCCGTCCATGTTCTGAATCTCCATGACGTATGCTTTATCGCAACGGCATTTGTGTCCCGTTGCCGAACTGCGCCGTGCATCTTCCGGAATTCGTAATTTTACGATATGCCCAGAGGCTTTTTTCCAACCGATGAAACTACCCTCAGTCGGACATGATAGATAACATCCCTTGGCATCGCACAGGTTGGCATCGCGCAGGTCAGCATCGCGCAGGTAGGCACCGCACAGGTTGGCATCGCGCAGGTCGGCACCGTACAGGTTGGCACCGCACAGGTAGGCACCGCACAGGTAGGCACCGCACAGGTAGGCACCGCACAGGTTGGCACCGCGCAGGTTGGCACCGCACAGGTTGGCACCGCGCAGGTCGGCACCGCGCAGGTCGGCACCGCGCAGGTTGGCACCGCACAGGTCAGCACCGCACAGGTTGGCATCGCGCAGGTCGGCACCGCACAGGTCGGCATCGCGCAGGTTGGCACCGCGCCTAATAGCGTCCAAAACCGTTTCGGTGATTGTGTTTCCCTCTTTCGTGTATTCAAATACGACCGAGCCCGTCCAACGGTTGCGGATTTCGATTTTAATCTGTTTCGTTGATTCCATTGTGGTAAAAGTTTTTGTTACACTCCTTTCGGAACCCGATAATGAAGGGTACGTCCGGGATAATAATAATCGAGAATTGGTTTGGCGAGGCGTATATTTCCTTCGATCAACGCCGCCAGTCTTCTGCTGGATACCGTCAGCGTCAGCCGATCCCGCGTTATCTCCACGCCTTGAAGATCAGTCAGCATATCGCGGCATACAGCCACCGTCGACAGCCTGTCGTAGATTTCATGCCAGCATTGCAGAAACCTCACCGGATAACGCAGGGGTTCCGACGTCTTTTCTTCGGTCCATGCACGGGCCAATGCCGCCTTGTCTACGACCTTCTCTCCCTTGCGCATCCATCCGGTAGCCTGGTAGTGATTAACGAACCTGTCGACTTCGTTTGCAGGGTTTCGAAAATTCCGGAAAAAGAAAATCTCGAAAAATTTCTCTCTCTCTTCTTCGCGCGTTTCAGATTCAGAAACAGAGACAGAATCAGATTCAGAATCAATATCAGAATCAGATACAGATTCAATAGGGTTTTCGCAGTTTCCTGCCGGTTTTGAAGAAAAACCGCCGCTTTCCGAAAAAACCGTGCGGTTTTCTTCGAAACCGTCCGCTTTTTTAGGCCGGCCGCCCTTGCGGCCGTTCTCGCGGTTCTGCTCGCACTCCGCGTAATACTTTTTGGCGTTCGCATCCAGCGACGCACGGATGAAGCCGAAACAGAGCGTAGTCAGTTCATCCATTTCCGGCAGCTCCTCTTCCGTCGCGTGCGCATAAATGGCAGTCAACAGCCTGCCCCGCTGCTCCATCGTGAGCATCTTGATCTGCGGAAAGAAATCGTGCCGCAGAAGAAACGTGTCTTTATTTTGCCTGGCCATGATGGTTATGTTGCTTTTGGTGACACTCCGCACAGAGCGTAATCAGATAATCCAAGTGCTCTTTTTCTCTGCCTACGATGGATTGGCCGTCGACGTAATAGGTCTTGTGATGGATTTCCAGTGAATAGCTCCGTCCGCAAAGCTGGCAGCGGTGGCCGTCTCGAAGACGCACGATCCGGCACACCTCCTGCCAATAATCGCTCTGCAATTGTCGGATATAGCTACTCCTCCGGCCCCGACGATGTTGAAGTCTGCTCATAGGTCGCTTCGTTCATGTCGATCCCCAGCACGTCGAGGAATGCCTGCTTGTTGGTTTCCAGATTGGCAAAGAGGCTCTGCTCGTCCCACGAAGGAATCTTCTCGACTTTGCACAGTTGGAACCGCCCATCGATCCATGCGTAGTAGAGATAGTGTCCGCACAAGGCCATCTTTACCGTCGTATCGCTCGGTAAATCCACCTCCTTCTCTCCGCGATTGACTTGATAGACCAGATCGCGGATCTGGGTAACGACAGCTTGCAATTTCTCGCGGGCATCCTTAGTCAGTTGCTTACACTGCGCCTCGATCTCGGCAAGCTGCGTTTCGAGTTTCGGCTGTTCGTCCTCCATCAACTCCGAATAGTTGGCTCGGATAGATGCTCTCTCGTAACTGTCGAGAAACCGGACGGCTTTGGCATTGGTTACGCTCTCGGCAATAAATTTTCCCGACAGATGTTTTTCTGATTTCGTCCATGTCCTTCGCCCCTTCGAAGATTACACGCGGGAACGACACGTTTTTCGGCAGTTTGAACTCCGGCGATTGCGGAGCGTAATTTTTAAGATCGATCATAACCTATTCAATTTGATTTTATAATATTCTATCAATTCCCGGTAGTCACTCTCATGAAGGCAGACTGTCAGGTGCTTCATCCGTTCCAATTCCTCGACTGCTTCCACTCCGTACAATTCGACCAAACGACGGCGGTAAGCCTTCGGATTGCCGTATTTATGTCGATTGCATATCCTGCATTGGGCGTGGACGTTTGTTTCGTTCCACCGTGTCGCCGTATGCGCTCGGACGATGTAATGACCCGCATCGCAGGTATCGTAACTTATCAATGCTCCGCAACTGATGCAGCGGCCGATGCCATTCGGGCAATCCCGCCGTCGGATGTAGCGGCTGAACACTTCGTCCAGCGTCCTAATCGACTTCGACATCGGACAGGTATTGCGGCAGCAGCTCCGACTTGATATAGCCGGGCAGTTTGCCCTGAATAATTCCGAAGGCACCCTCCTCGGCCAGTGCATCGAACCCGGGCCAACTGCCAGATGCTTTGCAGCGCTTCACGATGTCGAGGGCCTGCGCATATTTGTATTTGCCGATCTGCAAATCCTCCGCATCCCAGAAGATCAGGGCGATCTGGAAAGGCGCGGTATTTTGGATCATCACCATGAGCGTTGCCGTAAAGGGGCGTCCAGTGATTTCGCTGGCCACTTTCAAATACATTCCTTCGGAAAGCTCGTAGCGGTACTTCGCGCATTCGTTGTAGAAAGCCTGCACGGAGGACGCACTCGTAGTCTTGATCGACAGAATGGCGTTGATGCCGAAATTCTCCTCCAGCAGCATTCCGTCCGGTCGAATCTTCACCTTCATGCCCGTATCGGGATCCGTCCCGTACATCGATGTCTCGGCCTTCACGTACTGCATCAGTTTCGGGAGGATGCCGCCGCCGTAGGTTTTGTAGGCGATGCGGATCACGTCGACGATCTTCGCGTCGTCTTCCTTGATGAAGGTATAACCTGCCTCTTTCGCCGCGGTGTGGAGCGTATCGATCTGCACACGCAATGCGCCGATCTTCTGATCGGACAGATCGGCATTCCCCTGAATGCCCAGCAGCTCCCAGTAGTAACGAATCAACCGCCGGCAGCCGGAGGACGTGGTCTTGCTGGCTTGCGGCAGGACGCGAACCTTCGAGAACTTCGATGGTTCCAAGATGGCCGAGTGGACGAAGGTACCGAAGTCGAAATGGTGCATATTCTTCGATTTCAGCTCCGAAGTGCGGGCGATCAGGTAATGGCGGGGCGATTTCAGGGCTTCTTTCAATAGGCTGCTGCTTTCGCCCGCATGGGAGAGGTAACGCTCCATGCTATCGGACACGACCCTGCCGTTCACGTTAAGCCGCTTCACCGGTACTCGATCCGGCCGATCCGGCAACTGCCGGATATGCTCCAGCAGTTGCTCGAACGGTGTGTACTCCTCACGGTCGAAGTGTAGCGCCGCAAGCGGTTC